GGGGGTCATCCTCCAGGTGAAAGATTTCGTTATTCGACACAATCTTATACACCTTTGGATTTTCGATGACCCCATCTTTCAACTCAATACTGGGGTTTAGTAAGATCAAACTGGTCTTACAAGTCATTCAGACGTTGGGGATTCTCTTCGTTGCTTTTTCTCTCTATATAAGTTGGCAGAGCTTCCACGCTCAGTTGCTTATCTTTAAAGATCAGCATGAATTGAGACGGCGGGAGAACACATCCCTGTTGTTGGCTAGGTTTAATCCTGAAATTCAAAGCCGCACTACCCAGATATTGATTGCCTTCCCAGGCTTATACAACCAAGCAACTCAAGGCCCTCCCTCGCTCAATGAATGTCGAAAGATAATCAAATCCAAGAAAGGAGAGTATTTAGTCAACGGCAAGGTCGATGCTTTTGAACTCAGAAAAGATATTGGTGCCGTTCTCAATTGCTTTGAAGACATAGCACGCGACTGGGAATACCAAGTTGTAGATCAAGTTGCTATAGAAGAATCTGTCGGTCATGTAATTCTCAGGTGGTACAACTTCTTTGAGAACTTCATTCAGGCAGCAAAGGAAGAGAACGGAAGTGATCCCTGGCCCCCTCTAACCAGAGTGGTTAATACTTGGAGAGCAACTAACAGTGCACAGGCTAAATCTATTCCAAGCACTGGCACAGCCATTAGAAAAGAAAATGAGTAGACTAAACTGTAATTGTTCATGCACACTGCCCTATTCCAGATAGCTGCGACTGACAATCAAAGTGAGACGTCGTCACCGATCACGACGACGTCTCTTTGCCCTCGCCTCTTTGCGAGGATTCCTTACGCGGCTCGTCCTGACATCATCGGCAGCTTCGGCAACAACAAACTGCCGAACGAAATCTTTTGCCGCGCGCTCATCTGTTGATTCAATTCGCGCAATCGACTCTTTGCGATACTCAGGCTCGATCAACTCTTCGATCTTCTCATCGCGCGACATCCCAGGGCTTCGCGGAAACCAGTAGGCGGCAAGCGCCCGCAGAGTCTGCAAGGCATCGCCCATCTCAGGTTTGTTCTTCTGACTGTCTGCATAGTACTAAGAGATGTCCTGCCTGAGCAGCATAAGACCATTCGACGACACTGGCTTGTCGATCTCTCGATCATCGACTACGAGATAGACGCGCGAGCGGCCCATCCTTCCCGGCCTGAACGGATGCGGGCGCTCTTTGTCGATCCGCATATATGCCTGAAGCTGCGCGACTCCAACAGTGAGCCTTCGCCCTGTCATATCCCAGGGCAGAAATTTCATTCGGTCTTTGAGCTTGAAGTACCCTTCGATTTGAGAGACCGCTTCAGGGTTGATGAGCGAGAGTTTTATCTCTTCGCCGCGAAGTCGCTCGGCTCTGTAGATTTCCTCTGCTATCTCGTCATAGCCTGCGCCAGCCTGAGCCTCGTGCTCGCGATAGACAAACACACAATCTTTGAAGGCCCAACGCTCATCAGGCACAGCGACGTACAGAGTTACAGGAGGGTAGTTTTGAATCATATTCCAGAACTGCGCGCGAGCCTTGCCCCAACGCTCTGGAATGCAGGGATACTGTTTGCCGTCGATCACTACAACCGCCTCACGACCTACGACACGCACAAATTCACGCCAGCCTATTACGTGGATGCCGGGATCGAAGGCATTGCCGATGGGCTTGTTCGACATCTCGACCAGCTTATTGAAGGCAAGACAGGCAGCGTCGATTTCATCATCAGTGGTTCCATTGGGAAAGGCGCAGGCGATCTTCAGAAATCTTTCGTTCCAGTCTCCATAAACCAGTTTGACATTGCCCGCTTCGGCCTGCGCTGCCATACCCTGCGCTCTCACCTCCTTCGAGCCGGAACTGGTCTCAGCATAGACAGGAAACCCCGCGAGGTTGCGAATGAAGGCGCGAGCAGAATCTATGCCCGATGATCCCGGTTCCTGCTCACCCCAGACCTGAACAATATTGCCGTACTTCTGCGCGTCGAGTTGCGCGGTCTGTTTGATGACCTTGTCTCGTTCGAGATCAGACCACTGGCCGCTCACACAATCTTCGATATAGAAGATTCCCTGTCGGATTCGGGCAATCAGCACGCCAGCGCTGAAGTCGCCTTCATCTTCGCTTGCGGCCTTATCCCAGAATCGAACCCGATCCGCTTCGACCGGAGCCGCTGGCACAATCTCAAACCACGCGCGCTTGAACTTGTTTCCTTCAGGCGGAACAGGATTCTGCTGATAAAGTGCTTCAAACGAGCGTCTGCCCTGAACAACTCTTATGCTTTCAAGTTCTTCTTGGTCGTAGCGAGCAGGACATAGAGCCTCACCCGGCTTTCTGCCAAGCGGGTCGTTTTCTTCTGCGAGCGCCGGATACCTGATAACGATCCAGTTGTGGCCATCCTCACTGTTTAGAATGCGGCCTGCCAGATCGTCTTCGTGCCAGCGAGTAAGCTGAACGACGATAGCGCATCCCGGCTCTCTGCGCGTGTAGAGATCATCCTTATACCAGTTCCATATTGACTCTCGCACCGTTTCGCTTTCGGCTTCCTCACGGTTCTTTACGGGGTCATCGATGAGGATCAGCTTTCCGCCACGGCCCGTAATTCCAGCGCCGACGCCAACCGCTCGGAGGCCCCCGCCTGCATATGTCTCCCAGTCGTGAACAGCTTTCGATTCGGGATTGAGAGCGACTCTCGACTTAACGATTCTGCGAATCTTTCGACTGAAAGTATTAGCCAGGTCCTGATTGTATGCGCCGAGGATGATCGGCATCGAAGGATCACGTTCAAGCCTCCAAGCTGCATAGCGAACCGTGACGTGCTCGGTTTTTCCATGTCGAGGAGGCATGAAAAACATTATCTTCCTGATCTCGCCGCGTGTGACCTGATCGAGATACTCGCGCACGCTGACGAGATGTGGCCAGTCCCATGTGTACGAAGGAGTCACCTTGGGCAGCCACTGACCGAACGGCCTCACGAGATTTTGATTGAGACCATCTGCGGCGAGCATAACCTGACTAATAATTGCTTCCTCTTGATTCACAGTTTCGTTGCAGTCTTGGAACTTCTGATGTGTGTGTGAAAGTGTGAGCCGATTGAAGGAGCACTCATAAGAGCGTCATACTCCGTCCGAGTGACATCGCTGTACTTCCAGGACGCTCCACTATGGAACTCGACAACGAGTAGCTGCTGCTCTTCGTCGTAACCTACCTTACTGAGATTTGAGCTTTTGACAGATTTCATTTCCATAGATTGACCTCATAACCCGGAGGGAACACGAAAGAACTGTGATGATGGACGAATCACACTCGAAGGCATCGCGACGCCGGGAGGCGACTTGACCACCGAAGAAGGCTGAGACCGTTTCGGCAATGTTTGCCGTTCGGAAGTATCATCTGGCTTTGAATCAGGTGAGAGCACTTTCTCATAGAAGCCATAAGCCCGCCCCAACTTTGCCCTGTCATCAGGTGTGAGCGAGATCACAAAAGCTTTCCTCTGTGCATCATTCAACCCGTTCAGAGGGTCAAGGGCTTTGAGCGATTGCCTCAAGCCTTTCACCGTCCCGCCGTTCGTCAGATATTCAAGCAGGTACTTCTTCATGGCCTCTTTGTCTTCGTACCTCATCGCTTGTTTCAAGTAATAAAGCGCATTCGACTTGGGTGAGTCATAACTGACATCCGGCGCGCTCTTGCCGAGTTTCTCCATAAACTCACCCTTCAGGCCACGTATCTCGTTGTATGCAGCCTCATCAGGGTCAGCCCGATAGATAATCGTATTGAGCAGGGATGAGCCAACTCCGCGAGTCGGCCTTCCAGCTATATGCCTGTAAACATCACCGAGGCCGATTGAATCGAATGCGTGCTCCCACCTGTCACGCACCGAGCGAGGTTTGAATACGTCAGGGTAGGTCGCGCGCTTCGTCGCAACCTCGAAGATAGTCTTCGCCGGGCCGAGTGACTGCCAGAGCTTTTGTGGAGGCGCTTTCGCCATATCAAGCGCGGCCTGCTTGAGCGTCTTCTTGCCACTCAGCACATCACGCGCAAACTGGCCATCCATATCGAGACCAACCCACTCCAACAGATCAGATATTGATCCCAGGCGTGTGAAGTGAACTATCTTCCCGTCTCGGTCGCGACCCATCGTCAGATGCGGTCTCTTCTTCACTTCCTCTGGCAACTCTTCTTCATCATCAGGAAAGACCAGATGATTGAATGCGGCAAGAATTGCCGAAAGCATCCCAACCTTTAGCGCAAATCTTCCGACCCTCAGAGCCGTGATCGGTGAGCGCACGACTGAGGAGACCAGCTTGCGACCGACAGCAGCGGCCAGACGGTCATCCTGCAATGCGTTTTGAAAGAGCCTCTTATATCTTTTGGCGTTGACTTCCTGCCACGACCAGAACGGGAAGATGGTCTCTCTCAGGTTCTGACCAAGCACGGTGACTTCATCGTAAGCGCCGAGCAGATCATTAGAAAGTTTGTAAGCTTTATCCGCGTTGTCTTTGAGCGCGTTTACTTCCGCGCGGATCGACGCGCCGTAGTTCTTCGGCTTGCCATTGTTTGATTCGACCTGACTGAGATACTCAAGATAGTTCGCATAGCGCAGAATCGCTTCGCGGAAGTCCGTCGAAAGCCTTGCAGTGCGCCAGTACTGTTTCCAGAGGTTCATCTTCTCAAGATGTCCCTCTTTGTCAGTTTGTAGATTGCGGAAGACTTTCAGCCCGTTGATGTCGCCAAGATTCTCAGCAACCTGAAAGAGATTGTAGAGGCCGCCGCGCTGAAGCCATCCTTCCAACTCCTTCGAAGGGGCATTGCCTCGCAGCAGGTACTCATAGAGATCGGCTGTGGCTTTGGGCAGTCGCTTGAGGCTTGCCGGATTGCCCGCGAGCGTTGCATCGAGGTCGCCTGAGATATTGCGAAGGTTGTACTTGACCACTCGACCCGGAGAGATAAGTTGCCATACTTTCCAAGCTCGCACGCCCTTGCGAACTGTCTGGCTGATCGCGTTGCGGTCAGGCTCTTTGCCAAACTCATCAAGGGTGTCAGCAACCTCGTTGGGAATTACCGGGCCTTCGCGCCTGCCGCCGAACGCCATAATCTGCCGCAGCTTCTCGACAGGAACTCCAAGTTCATCAAGCTGCTGCTCTACTGCCTCGTGAATGAGTTTCTCAGGCAGCGTGTAGGCTTTGTAGAGTATCGCCCCCTCTCGCGGAGCTACCATTCTGTGTGTGTCGGGAACAAAGTCTTCCCACTCTTTGTAGTTCGAACCGAGGCGTTGCCTGATGAACTCTCTGCGATTACTTACAGCCTTCAGGATCATCCGAGCCGAGATATTGCCCTCTGCATCCTCATTCGCAGCAAGTGCCGCGAGATACTGAAAGAGCTTGCCTCCATCGTTTAACTCCTGAGCGAAGTTGCGGTGAGCCAGAAGATTATTTACGGCCTGCTCGAACTCGTTGTCGTTGCCAGTCCAGAGATTTCCCGATCTGGCAAGATCGCGCAGTTGCTTGAACCCGAAAGCGATACGACCTTGATACCTCTTAAGCCACGCTGCCGTGAAGCCTGCTCTCCCAATGAGTTTCTGAAACTTCTTCTCTTTGAGTTCCTCATCGCTCAACTGTTCATCGAAGTGTGCTTCTTCCTCTTCGCGCTGCATCCGCTCTATATCATCGAATGCGTAGGAGTCATCGCCTTTGTATTCCAGCATCTCAAGGAAGAGGTTGAGATTCTCGGCTTCGTCAGAGTCCGGCATAATGTAATCGCCGCTTACAGCAGCTTCGCGAGCGCCATCGAGAGTATACTTGCCATTCTTGCGAACAAGATTATGAAACCGCTCTTTGAGGCGGCGAACCTCTCCGCTCCCGTCATCGAGGATGCCGCCCTTGCTGCGGAGATATTGAATCAGACTCTTCGGCTGAGACCTCTGGTCTCCCTTCGGAAGCTTGCGCTGCTCATCAGCAATCATTTCATTGATCGCATCACGGTTGGCCTGCTTCGCCTGAAATTTCAACTTCGGCTTGATGTCATACTGCTTCTGGACGAACGACCACAGGTTGAAAATCTGCGTATCGTAGAGCATCTGAGAGAGTACGGAGTGCTCGGCCTGCAAGTAATTTGTGCTGATGTCAAGATCGGAGCCTGCGCGTTTCTTGAGGAAGCCTCGGCCAGTTGGAGCTTTTAGATTTCTTGTCCCCTTAACACGGGAGTCCATTTCAGCATGATCGAGCACCTGATGGTGGAAGTAAGCCTCACGCGAGAGATCAGGCTCAAAGCCTATCGACTTCGCAGCGTTGTAGTAGTCGCGAGTGACTTGCTTTATCAGTGCGCGGCGATCTGCGATGGCACGCGCAACTTTTGGTTCATTATCAACGAACTGTTCGAAGCGGTCATACTCGATGGTAAGCGATTCGACGGTGAAGCCAAAAGGCAGGCGAATCTCTTCAACACCTCGCGCCTCCTGCATAGCAGCCTCTTCAAACAGGTCATCAAGAATGACTTTCTTGGTGAAAAGATCGAACTCTTCTTCGTTGAGTCCACTGGTAACACCTTGCAGATAGCGAATCGCCTCGTCCGAAGCAATGCCTTTTCCCTTCTCTATCTGATGCAGCCTGAATCTGAGATCAGCGTGCGTGGCAGTACGCGGAAGATGCTCGTACTCGCGAGTAGCAATTCTTGCAAGGCGTGCAAGGCCATCTTTGAGGCGCTCTACAAGCGTCGGCCCCTGCACTCCGCTCTTTGCTCGCTGGAATCTCTCTTCAAGTTCGGCATCTTCAAACGAGTAATCACCATAAGGAGCAGAGTCATCGCTTACTCTGATACCGGGCTTGTGCTTCACCCTCATAATCGAGCGTTCGCCTTCGCTGTGCGCGCTTCGACCACCGATAGCGAAATCAAGCAATGCGCCGAGCCTGACCAGTCGCCTGCCTTGCTCCCACAACGATGGGTCTTCTGTGTAGGCCAGAACCGACTGACCGCCAAACGCTCGCATCCGGCCCTGTATGTACTCCACACCTTCTTTTCGTTTGAACAACTCGACAGGCATCTCCTGAATTGCTCGCACATTGTTCTGTGACCTGTAGAGCAGAGTCACAAAGCCTGATGGAGTCTTCAACTGTCGGCCAATGTAGGCCACATCTTCCGGCCCGTTAAGCTCTGCCAGCAGCAGATCGTGCGGAATAGATGGAGTGAGAAGTTTATCTTTGCCCTGTTTGAGCAAATACTTCGTCACACCGAAGTTCTCATTGTTGATGACCGAGTATTCACCTGAGTTGATTACAACGTGACCGCGAAAGCCTTCTACTTCTGCGGCGAGTGATTTTGTAAGACGAAGGTCTTCTGGGGATGGGTGAGATTGCCCGCTGGGATGGTTATGTAGAAGATAGAAGCCATCAGCGCCTAGCCGACGCATCCTCTCTTTGATTTCATAAACTGCGCGCGCTGTACTTTTACCGCCGATGAATGCCGCTCCACTTGCAGGCAGTCTTGACGATACTCCCTCATGAGCGACAATCTCATTTCCCTTGACGTAGATATAGCGAAGAGTTTCGTAACGTGGATCACGATACACCTGAGCGAGAGCAGCAAGTTCGCGAGCGTCGTCAATATTCAGGCCTCGAAGATCGATTCTTTCCGAATCGCGGAAATTATCCGTGATCGCAAGTGCTACTGTTCTGACTCCGGCACCGGCATCTCGTCCTCTCTCGGAGAGAACGGATACCACATCTCTTCTTTGATGGGATAGATCATTGAGGGCTTCGGCTGCGAGGGCTGTTGCGGCTGCTCGGTCTGCGCCCGGTCTTGTTTCATAGTTGAAGGATAACTGATTGGGATTTGACCGTCGAGACTTTGATTCATAGACTGCATCAGGTTCGTTAACCGAACTACCATTCGCGCTATCCTTTCCTCCCGACATTGCCGGATAGCGTTCGACCAGCTTTGTCAGCGCCTCCACTCCCTTAGCCTCGTCGGTCGGCACTAGCAGTTTATCTGAGTAGCTGATGATCTCGTGAAGAAGTCCAAGCTTCTTCATCTCGTCGATCTTTCGATCAGCACCGACAAGTTCGATTGCGTCACTTCCCTTGAACCTGATTCTTCTGAGCTTGAAGCCTCCGACGAGTTCAATCTGCTCACCATCATCTAGTATGCCCTCAAATATCGCCTGCGGAGATTTGAAGCTGCGCTCGACTCCTATTGCGCGAAGGACGGCGCTCACCGATTTTGCGGGTATCCTTACGCCTACGATGCGTCTGCCCTCATCGGTCTCAACACGGACGACTTTAAGGTTATTGACTCTTCCCTGATCGTTGCGAGATTGCAATCTCTGCCACACCGGAATGATTGCGCCTCCGATGATATGAACGTCGCGCGTCCTTACTCTGGGCACTGACTTATGAGCTTCAGTCCACTCCGCTTTGACATCAGAGTGATCGACAGCCTTGTACTTCTCCCTCATCTCGCTGGCATCAAGGACATCCTCGCTGCCGTTTACTCGAACCACTCGAAATCTCTCGGTGATCGCCCCTGTTACCGGGTCAGTGCGACTTGCAATCTGGAGTGCAACAGCAAGCTCTTTCGAGCGCGCCTGTCTGACCATTTTGGCAGAGTCTGCTTCCTGCATCATCGAAATAGCCTTCTCGAAAGAAACAGGCGAGGTCTTTTCATCGACCTCTAGCTGGAAGTGAATCGTTTCGGCTCCGGTAGTCTTCTCTTTTGCAACAGGCTGCTCACCTACAAGCCTGATAGCTTCAGCCTTGATGTCTGTTACGCCCTCATCGAATATGCCTGTAGCTTTGGCGAGATTAACCGTGTTTTCAAACTCTCGCGTAAACCAGTTGAAGACCGCATTCTGCTCATCTATCTCAAGCGCGAGCACTCGATTGAGCAGCCTCTCGACATCCGGGTCCTCGATCTTTATTCCATCTGCGGTCTCTTTAACGAGGCCCATCTTCTTCCACGAATCGAAGGGACTACTAACACCCTCAACAGTTCGTCCTGAATGGATTGCTCCAACCATTCTGCTGATCGAAGCTTCTCCGTATTCGTTCAGGAAGTCATACTTCTCAAGCCCTTCCTGCTCGCCGGATGTGACACCAGTAGCTTTTCGCTCGCCGCGTGTTAGTGCGCCAAGCGAAGCAAGTCTCTTCGCAATCGTCGAAAGAAATCGCTTCTCTCCGCCTACATTAGAGGCAAGCAGCACATACTCAGGCGCGCTCGCTTGATTGCTGCGATGGGTGCGCCCGAATGTCTGCATCTGAATATCGGCAGACCATCCAGTCTCAAGCGTGACGTGAACCCTGCGCTGCTGGTTCTTTGCCGTTCGATCAGCGTGAAGGCTGATACCTGTTGAGGCCGAAGCGGAGATTATCGCTATTCTCTTGCGACCTTCCTGAAATGCTTCCATCTCGTGAACAGAAGCCTTCTCCATCGAGACGCCTTCGACGCGCTTCACATATCGAGTGCGTCCCGATTCATCTCTGACAAGGCGCTTTTGCCTGCCTGTAATCTCAGCTACTTTGTCAGGCCCGAAGTGATTGATTATCTGATCAAGCGGGTTGTCAGGCAGGGACAGCTTTTCGAGTTCTTTCAGAAGCGCCGCTTTCATCTCAAGCGCCCTCTTACTATGAACCGGATTGCCCTCCTTGTCTTTGACCATCACCTTGATGATCTTGTCTGGGTTGTTCGGGTCGCTCGCTTCCGTAAAACGAATTGTGGGGAAGGCTCTATCAACAAGGTTGATGATCACCTCTTTCGGCGAGAAATCCAAATCATCTAGGTCGCTTCCGGCAGCAGTCGCTTTCTTGACTTGCTCGACGGTTCTTGCTTCACCTGTACCATAAAGACCAAGCACAACCGAGTTACCGTCACCGACTGCTTTCTCGATCTCTTTGATCGCAGTCGGCACCTTCATTGCGGTGAGCAACTGGCGGAAGAACCGTTGCTGATCGCCCCAGAATCGCATCATCGCTCGCATCTTCTCGCGAGCATCAGCATTGGTCACACTGAGAGCCTGGTCGATATTCTGCAAGACCTTCTGCCATGCGCGGGCCGATGTGTCATAAAGATTTCGTTGAGTCGCGGTGAGCTTATGCTCAGACTCTCTGTACTCAACCCCCTTATATGAAAGCGTGCGGGCTGTATACATCCCCATAGCCTTCATATCTCGCGAGACCATCTCCATAGCGCCAACACCACCACCGGCAATTGCAGCCTTGAACTCAGGGAATCCACCGGGAAAGCTCGTTCCATCACCCCACAGACCAAGCCGCACCATATAGCCCATATTCTCGACATCGGTTGCGCCTGTAGCCGAGGCATAGACGACTTTCCAGTTGGGATTCGACTTCTCTCCTTCCTGAAGCGCAACGCCTTTCTCTCCGCGCTGGCTCGACTTCTTCAGACCCGAAGTAACGGCGTTTTTCATCAGGTGGCCTTCGTCGAACATAATCACGCCGTCATCGCCGAGCCACCCTCTGATCTGCTCGAATCGCTCCTGCCCATTCTTCGCTCGCGCAGTCAGCGATGAGTAAGCTGAGAAGAGAACGCCGTCAGTGAAGTCGATACTCTTTTCGCTTGCAGCAAAATCATTGATCTTTGCAAGCGGAATGTCTTTGCCGCCGAGCGCAGTCAGGTCTCGCTTCGTCGAAGGAAGCAGATCGTTGTTGACCGATAGCCACAGAACGCGCCTGCGGCCCTGATTCCAGTTATCGAGAGCAATGCCTGCAAGAATTCTGCCCTTGCCTACACCTGTGCCGTCACCGACGAAGAAGCCCGCGCGATTACCATCCGGCAATCTCTGTTCGTGGCGCTGGCCTGCGTAAGTGATCGCTTCGATCTGAAGATCGGACAGCTCACCGCTTTCTACCAGCTTCGGATCTAGCTTCGGTCTATAGGTGATGTCGGGAGGATCGACGGCTGCCATCGATGCAGATTCGACTATGTTGCCGGGATGGGGTTTTCCGCCTTTGAGTTTGGCGGGCTTGTACTGAACGAAGTTTTCCCCTTCGGCTTCTCGTTTCTCAGTCGAGCGCTCGTAGCTAACTACATCTGACAAGTCCTTCTGCTGAGCCTGCTGCTCCTCAACGTAGCGCAGTATGTAAGGCTTCATACTGCGAAGCATCTCAGGTGTGAAACTGTATTTTTCACTGAGAGCCTTCAGGAGCAGGCTGATAGCTTCGCGTGCGTCGGATGCCGCAGCCTTGAAATGCTCAAGCCCGCTTTGGAAATACGGCTTCGCCTTGGCATAGGTCTCTTCATCGAAGGCTGGCCCGCTTCTAAGAGTCGATCCTCCGAACAACTGAGAGAGTCCCTTTGCCACATCATCGAGTCCTTTTACCGCTTCCGTCGCCGCACTCTTTACAGCTTGAGCCGCCGTGCGCTCAACAGGCACACTCGAACGTCCACTCTCTCGAAAAGATTTGCTGGTTGATTTCTCTAACGGCTTTTGGGTGGATTGCTGTGCAGGCGATTCTCCGAACAGCTTGTCGAACTCTTCATCGAAAACTGAATCGAGGTCGCCTACTGGGCGCTGTAGAGGTTCACCAGTCCCGCTACTATCTGGTAAGGATCCTCTTTGCTCAGGCGGTTGAGGTTGATCTGCGGATTCAGACTCTCGTACTGGCTCAGAGCTTTCATCGGATCGCTTCGACTCAGCAGGTCGTGCAGCCTGTCCGGGTTGCTTCCCAGACCTGCTGCGCTCATCTCGCCCGCGAGCCTCTTTCTCTGCTCTCTGTTCTCGATCAGTTCGAGATACGTCGCTGTCAGATCGTTCCACTTCATTTGAGCGGATTGATTCCTCTTTGGCAATTCGCGGTCGGTCGCTGATGACTGGTTGGAGCGCATTGAGAACTCCTTCTAAACTCTCAGGAGCAGATGTAATCACACTACCATACTGTTCCGCAAGATTCTCCCCCGGCGTCGGGCCGGTCTTGTCGATAACAACGATCTGGTTGCCGTAGGTGGTTCCATACTTCCCATACTCTTCACCGGGCACCGAGATATTGGCGCGAACATTGTGCTCGCTGAGAATTTTATTCCACCACTCGCGCATCTTCGACTTATCCATCGCCATCCCTTCAGAGACGATTGCGACAAGACGACCACCAGGCGCGAGTCGCTTCAGAGCTTCTTCAACGTGGCGCGCTCCGAACTTGGAATCATGGCGCTTGACTCTGCCACCGGTGGCGCTGAAGGGTGGATTCATAAGCACGGCTGTCGGCTGGATGCTTTCAGGAAGAAGATCATCAATGAACTCGGCATCAACGTCTGTGGTATCGAAGCCCTGCATCTCAAGAAGACCGCGCCTGCGCGGATCGATTTCGTTTGTGTGAACCTGACGAGCGCCTTCGACTTTCGCCCAGGTTGCAAGCGATCCTGTTCCGGCAGATGGTTCAAGAACAACATCGTCGGGACGAATAGCAAGCGCCTTTGCAGCTACCATCGCTTCAGTGGGAGGGGTTGAGAACTGTTGAAGTTCGATCTGTTCTGCTGTGCGGTCGCTTTGAGTTGGAAGCAGCTTCAGCAAATCGCGCATCTTCGAGAGAATCTCTGAAGGTTTGCCTTTGCTCAGTAGTTCTGCATTTTCATTGATGTACTCATTGACTGCAACTTCAAGCGCGTCGGCTGAATCTTTCGCGTTGTATCTGCCCTGCGCGCGAGTGCCGCCGAAAGCAACATCTGCAAGCTTTGTGAGAGCAGGGTTGTTCTTTACTCCGTCTCCGGATGAGAGCCGGGATTTGATTGAATCGATGAGAGCGCGCGAGCCGGAGAGAACTCCGTCAGGCTCAGACTGCGGGTGTTGAGATTGCTGATCGGCTGTCCCTCCGCTATCCATTTCGCCTGTATCTTGAGTGACGCTTCTATCATCTGCCGAAAGTGATCGCTGTTCGGTCTGTCCTGTCAGTTCTCCATCTTCAGGTTCTCCTTTTACATTCTCACCGAAATCAAACGAGTCGTCGCCTTCTTCCTGCTTGATAGCCGCGCGTTCTTCTGGTTCGGATGCCAACTGCAAGGCGGTCTTACCCTCTTCGATGATCGCCACTCCGTTATGAGAACTGCCAAGTATGGTAGTGCGCTCATCCTCTCGCACTCCATATGGATTCGCAATCCTGACCACAGTTCCATCTGGCCGCTGAAATCGCGCATAGGTCTGTATGCCTTCAGGCGGTAACGCGACTGCCCCTTCACCGATTCGGCTCAAGACTTCTTTCTGAAATCGGTTATCGCCTTCCGACAGATACTCAATGATCGGCGGCATCTCGTTGAAAATAGTTCGCGCGCTTCTCATCGCGTCGAGAGAGAGGGGCGCACTTCGAGGTTTCTCTTTAGACCGAGCCATTGCTGGCTTGGTCGTATCACCATTCTTCAGCCACTCTTTGAACTCTGCCGGAGATGCGAACTCTCGTATCGGCCCAACCTTCCAGTCAGGCGTGAAGTTCTCAAGATAACCCGCTCGCGCAGAGTCTTCGCTATCGAAGCCGAGCATCACCTTATGCTCATCGAACTTTCCATCCTGATCGACCTGATCGACCACATAGACCGGGCCGCTGTAATCCTGAGCCGTTCCCGGTTTCACAAACACATCTATCTGCTCGCCATCGCCGCCTTCGGTTCGACGAATGTAACCATAATGACTTTGCAGAGTCGGCCATTCTTCGCGCCGCTTCGAGCCTTGAGGGTTCTCAATCGAGATGTCGAGTCCGGCTATTCGTGTGTGGCCTTTGAGATAGTTGCCTGCCTCTTTCTGAGCTTCGCTTGGTTCTGGGACATCATTCGAGGGAGATGTGGCAGCCGTGTGTGCGGCATCATCGACGACATTTGAAGCCTGATCGGGTTGGGATATTTCGGTTATCTCATTACCGAAATGGACACTCGAGCCACTCCTGAAAACCTCCACTGGCGTAAGGCCGACTCTCGGAGAGCTTTCTGCTTTAACGACAGTGCGACCTTCAAATTTACCAGAATCCTTGCCCTCGACGTATCTCACACCGATTCGTCCATCGCCGGTTTCAGTGATTACTCTTCTATGACCTTCCGTCTGAAACTCAGCCAGCTTGATAGCGTCCTCTGAAGATACATAGAAGGTCTTTTCTGATCGCGGCTGCGGCCCGAAGTCTTCATGCTCTGGGCGCTTGGCCTTATCTCTCGTTGTGGTTTGATCAGCATGGACAACATACGAACTACCTTTGGCAGTTTTGAAAGTTGCAGGCCCCTGCGCCAACTCAACCGAAGTCCCAGATTCAGGTTGAGCCACCAGCCCCCGTTGATGCCCGGTAGCAGGAGCCGAGGGCGCAGGAACCGTCTCACGATCCTCGATCACTTTCGCGGCCAGCTCATCGCCGCCAATCTGAACATCAGCCTGCGGGAACTGCTGCCTCAATGCTTCTGCCTGGGCTTCAGCCTTCTCAGGCGCGACGACACTCGTCTGAATTTCTGCTCCTGTCTCCGGCTCCGTAGCGGCAATTGTTGCCGAAGGCTCACCCGCTTCAGGTTTCGGCGCTACGTGGCCGAGCAGATCGCCGTAATCCTTCGCGTGATACCTGTCGAGAATCTCGCCGCCTTTTATCTGCGTAGGATCATAGATGAAAACTCCGTCTTTGGTTTTGACGGTCTTATAGCCCTTTGGAAGCTGTGGCATCTGTTCGCCCGGGGTGACTAGCAGGGCTTTACGCCTGCCTTCCTGCAAAGCCTGCATCTGTGCGTCGAGCGCGGAAGGATGCTCAGGAGTAGGCGTTTGTGCCAATTCAGCCGGAGGCGCGTTCTCATTTGTAATCTGTATTTCGGGCTGAGAGCCAACTATATCTCTCGCAATACTGCGCGCCTCTCGCTTTGCGTTATCGACAATAGTTCTGTGATGCTCGGCAGGAACACCTGCGGGAGTAGATGAAGCAAGAGCTTCGAGTGATGCAGCGCGATCATCGCTCACAGGCGAAATCTTTCGCTTCTCACCCACCAGTTCCCGATACATCTGCATCTCTTCAGGGTCGATCTGCTCGCCTCCGCGAATCCGTCCCTCAACATCAGCCAAGTATTGATTCATCGCTATTGCGCCCGGCCCCGTTGCGATCCCGGCAGAGATGGCCGCAGCAAGTGCTGCTTCGTTCGATTCAGGGTCGAGTGCAGCAGTTTTAAGAAACTCAATCGCTCCATTGCGAACGTCGATGTTCCCTTTCTTATCCTCGAACCACTGGCCCGCGATGTCTTCAAGCACGCCCTGCCCTTTTTCCTGTCCGCTCTCTTCGAGGATTTCCTTGAGAACAACACCAGCTCCCTTCTTTGTGAAGAGCGTTTCAACTGGCAGTCCCAAGGCTTCTGTAGAGCCGATGATGAATGCGGCAATCTTCGCATTTCTCTTCTGCGTTGGTGTGAGGTTCGGGTTCCTGTCGACTTCGATCCGCTTCTGTTCAAGCTGGGAAATTGCACCCGATCCACCCATCCCGATGCGCGTGCTCATCCCAGGAACGACACGGCCCATCATATATAGGCTCAGTATCTGGCCGAGCGCCGACGGCACGTTGTTGAACATCGTGCGACCGATGAGTCCATAATCTTTCGTTTCATCTCCTATCGCTGCCTGCGCCCCGAAGAGAGGGCGCTCTACTGAATCAATCGCCGCTCTCAGTCTTCTGCTCGCCGGAGTTTCGCCAGACAGATACTCTGACATATCAGCAGCAAGGTTTCCGATTCCACCAATCGCGCTCACCGTGTTATTGGTTAAGCCGAGAGCGAAAGCTCCGGCTGCAAGCGTGAGAGGATGCGGGCGATCATTTCTCTCAAGCACTGGCGCAAATCCGGCAGTCGTCGATACAGGCTTTCCTGTACGCTGTCCTTCTCGGAATGCCGCGCCCGCCTGAGTGCGCGAGAAATCATCCGAAACGACATCAGTGATGCGCTGCTGCTCGCGCCATCGGTCGAGCGGCTCGAATGCGTTGCGCTTCTGCGGTCGAGGCCCAAGTAGATCAGTCGTATATTCTTCGGCAGTTCGCGGTACCAGGCTGACAGGCGCATGCCCAAGCAGGTTTTCCCGTTGCTGTGCGGATGTAAGTTTCGGTCGCTGGCCGAGCAGTTCATCGCGCATCTGCGCTGATGTTTTCGGAGCAGGCGATGATAGAACCCCTGAGCCATCGCTCAAGTCAAGTTGAGTGCCGCGTGATCCGAAATTTGGATTGGGAGTAACGAGGTGGCCACGTTCAACCCGCGCAGACGCAGGCTGCGGTCGAGAAGGAACCCTGCGCGGTTGCATTCGAGCCTGCTCATTGTGGCGATTGATTGCCGCGTTGAACTCATCAACTCGAAGGTCAAAATCAGATCGCAGCCTGTCAGCTTCAGGCTTCAGATAGTTCTCATAGAGCAGACGGCTTGCTTCACCCTGAAACCCGTTACCGGGAGCAAGCTTATCGACGTAGCCTCTTATCTGTTTGAGCCGTGCCTGATCGCGCGTGATAGATTTTCGCTCTCTCTCAATCGACGCACGATCATTCAACTCAGTGGCAGGCAATCCCTGAGCGCGAAGCATTGAGCGAGCGGCGATGCCTTCCTGCTCTTTTACGACATCGGGAGAAAGAAGATTTGGATCTGAGGTCGCGGGGTTAAAAGAGTCGGATGTGAGCATCCGCAAACCCGTATCTGGCTGAATTGCCCTGGCAGGCTGACCGCTGGAGGTTGTGCGGCTTTGTGGAGATTGAACTGGCAACGCTTTCTTGGCGGAAGCGCCATTAACAGTATCAGTGGCGAAGTCTTCAACCGTTATCGTATCGGGTTGCTCAGGCTTTATCTGCTCAGGCGCAGTTGTAGGAGTGACGTGCTTTAGCCACTTGGGTGACGCTACACGGCGAGGTCTCCATTCGGAGCCAAGCACCTTGCGAACGTGGCCAGCAGTGGAGATGAGTCCATCGTTCGTATTCGGAACCCGGTTTCCAGCCTTGCGAACATTAGCAGGCCCAGCGTGATAAGCAGAGATAGCAAGATCGTAGCGATCACGCCCGAACTCATCTAGCTGCTCGTTGAGGTAGTGAAGCCCGCCCTTTGCATTCCCCTCTGGCGTTGAAGTATCGATGCCATATTTCTCGCGAAGATACTTTGCAGTACCAGGCATCAACTGGCCCGGCCCAAAAGCGCCCTTTGGTGAACGAGCATTGGCTTTGAATCCCGACTCCTGTCCGAACATTCGCTCTGCGATGTCAGGATCAATTCCCATCTTCTCTGCCTCAGTACGAACGTATGACCTGAGATCAGAGCGAGCGGGAGCCTGATCGGGTATCAGATACTTCTGCCAGTTTTTTTGCGGGCTTGCGCTCATTTATGCTCGTTTATCGAGATACCCTGCGAGCCGAGGAACTTTCGAAACTCATTGATGGTCATCTTCTCTTCACGCGCGCCTTCTGCGAGCTTCGAGGCTGGATATGTGCCGCCTTTCGGTTGAGAGGGAACACGAGTCGGAGCGGTAGATGTTGCACCAGAACCGAACTTGCCCATTTCTTCTTCGAAGTATTTCGATTCGAGCGCTTCGAGATCACGCTTTACGATTGCTTCCGCTTCCTTGCGAGCGCGAGCCTGAACTGCTCGGATGATTGGCCCCTTGGTCTTTGTCTGACCGCCAGCAAGCAACTTGGGCAGGGCGCTTGCCACTTCATCGGCACTCATTCCTGAGTAATCCGGCTCATCAGGCGCAGCACCTTCACTCTTCGCAGCCTGTTCGTCCTCCCAGTTGATGCCTGCTTCCTGTGCATAGGTCGAGTACAAGCCCTTCGCGTAATCGTCGATCATCGAACTGATGTGCGAGCCTGTGTACTCTTTGTTGACTCTGATCTTTGCCCGCTCTTTGGCAAGCGAGCGATCCGAGGCACTGAGATGACCTGAAGGCTGCCGTGTAGGCCGTGTTACATTGCCGCCGCCTTGCCTCTTCGCAGGCACCCATTCGTTCGTCACAGGATCACGTTCGAGCAGGTTTCCATCCTTGTCGGTAGTCGTCTGCACAGTCGAAGGCGCTCGTGTAGGCTTATTCTCCATCGCTCGATTGTGGCGCTCAGTCTCGGATGCTGTGCGCTCTTTGTGTGTGCGATCATAAGCCTTATCTTCAGCGGCAATCTTTGCCGTTGCGTCCGCCCGCTTGTTATCCGCTTCGAGATTGCCGATCTGTGCTTCAGTAAGCCGGGCGCGCTGGCCTATCGTCGCCAGTTCCGCTTCATTGCGCCTGCGCTCATCGTACTGAGCTAACTTCTCTCTGTAGGTCAGTTCGTGATGAACATCCGGGTCGATCAGGCCAAGGCCGAAACCACCAGCCCCGCCGCCGAGTCGCTGGAAGAAATCGAATCTCGCATCACCAGTTTGCTGGATAGGCACTGCAAAGCCGCGAGCCATCGTTGCAAGCGCATCGCGTAGTCTTGCCTTCCATCCGTTGCCGGGCAATGTCCTTATTGGCTCGGCTGGCGCAGGAGTGGGAACACCAGAGGAAGGCTCGTCAGGAGGCGCGCCCTCTGTAGCCATCGCCCCACTTGGCGCTCGTGTCATCGGCGGCGTGACTGGCTTCGGCGTCGCGGCAGATTTGATAATCGCAGGGTTGACCTCTGGAGCTTCCAGTTCTTCGACAGGCACGCCAGCAGGTTCTGGAACCACGGAAGGTGCGCGAGTAACCACAGGCGCATCGACAGCATCTGTCTGCGGCGGCATCACAGCTCGCACAGGAGCACGTCTGCGCCTCTCTTCTTCACTGAGAAATGACGCTACGCGAGATGGAAATGTATAGCTCATTACTGGCAAATGTGGCGATCTTTGGAGCGGTAGGAGGCATTACAGATCGAGCAGTGGCGATCAGTCTCACGTAGCACATCCTCGTCTTCCGAGTCTCTCACCATATCACCCATAGTCTGTGCCGGGTTGAGGATGATCGCGTCTTTGATTTCGGTCGGAAGTTCAACCTGTAGCAGATCACACATCAGTCTGACGCCTGCGAGCGCGCCAAGCCTAAACGACCCGTCAGAGATAAGACTTACTTCGAGGAGCCGTGCGGCACCGCGAGCCTGGTTATAGACCAACGCGCGGAACTCTCTTCTAAGCTCATCGCGCAGGGCATCGCCTGCCTTTCTGATGTGCGATTCGACTTCAACTCTCACCGATTCTTCCATTGTTGCCTCTTTTCTGGTTGTTTTGCTTAAAACTGTCGCGTCAAGTTGGCCTGTAAGCGACTATTCGGTATGAGTAGATGGTATGAGACCTGTCTGTTTAGGCGAATTCGGTCCTTCTTCCTTAACCTTCTCAAGATAGGCCCGCCTGTTTGGATAATAGTTAATCACTCGATCAACCGTCTCTTCCCAACTCAGCTTCAGATTGAACTTCGCAGCAAACTCGCGCTGAATCTCGATGACCGCTCCACGCATTGCTTCGAGTATGTCAGGATCGAGCCTGGTCGCGGCAAAGAGTCCAAGCTGCTCACCGATGCGATGAATCTCATCAAGGAGTTGCTGAGATGCTTCGAGAAATAGCTTTCGCGGATCGGAATACTTCGTTTCTGCAAGTTTGACAGTGATATGTAACCCCTTCTCGATACTTGCCAGCAGAACCGAGAATCGCTCTTTCTTCCGCTCGCGTGATTCATCACCGTCGATTGTATAAGTAATCCAGACATCTTCTGCGCGCGGGCCGAAGTCGAACTTGCTTTTGTCATTCGCATCACGAAGCCACTCTTTGCAAGTTTCAAAGTAGAGCTTCACATCGGCGTAGATTTCCGCCAGTTCTCTATTGAGATCGATAGCTTCGATCTTCGTTGCAATCGCCTGAGACTGGCGAAGTTTTTCGGCAAGATGCTCCCTGCGATGACGAACCATTGCCGACTGAGTAACCCCAAAATGAGTCGCTATGAGTCGGTTCGACATCTTCCCTCGTACTATTTCGAGGTCGATTTCGTGGCTCTGCGGATGAGTGCAGATGGTGCATAATTGAGGCATTATCAGACGTTTACATTACTACTGAGGTTTCGGTTTGGAGTGACATCTCAGGATGTGACTCGCACTCGATGCCGATCAGCAGGTTCTCATCATCGTCCTGGTCGAGCGTGAGGTTGAACACTGTATCTTTCGGCAGCACCTTTTCGATCTCTTTCGAGACCGTGAGGCCCTCGCCGTCGCCGTACTGCTTGACGATCTTGGCGATTATGAAGACGAGCTGCATATTCTGGCCGACGAGTGCCTGACATCGCACTTCAAGCTCTGCGATGCGCCGGGATTGCTCATCGGCAATTCTTGCCGATTCGCTGTGCGTGTGATCACTCATGATGCTCGCCTCACCTGACTGCGCTCTATCGTGATCTCGTGCTCACGACCGAGCATCGAAAGTAGAATTACAACTCGCTCATCTGCCGAGGTCTCTCCGTAAAGGATTCGGCGCACTGGTGCAACGTGCCCCGCACACATCCCATCGGTGATCTCGACTACATCGCCGGGAGCCAGGTCATCATACAGTCGAATAAGTCCGCTCTCGTCTTCCCTGTTGCGGAGGCTCTCGATTACTGCGAGATCGACTTTGCCTATATACTCGATCCACGAGCGCACACCGAGCAGGCGCTTGAGTTCAATGTGAGCATCATCAGGTATCGGCTTGCTGAACAGGTAGGTTGGGAATAGCGGGCGAATGCGGAGGCGGCTGAAGAATCGAGACTGATCGCGGGCTTGATAGGCTGGGATGTAAGCTCCGATACCGAGTTGCTCCAATGCCTTGCCGACAGAGAACTCTTTCATTGAGACTGTCTGCAAGCACCAGAACTGAGCCATTGCTTTGCCGTCTACCTCGACGGCTGAGTCAGGCAGTTGTGTGGTGTCCATTACTGCGATTTATAGGCGCATATTGGGCTGAAGAGCAATAGGGTGAGAAAAATAGTGTTCACCTGTGTGCATATGTGTTCACTGGTGTGCGAAGCGGGAAGATTGATTAGCGAAGGTGAGACGTGTATTATGGCGCAGTCGTAGCCTTTGACATAGCCCATCATCCTTTCACACCTCCTAGATATCTCTCAGCCCCATTAAGACCCAAGTGCCATGACCTAGTAAATTCTCAGACCGTCGTGAAGCTAATTCCCTTCAGTAACAGCTTGGAATCTTTGCCGACTCACCACGCTATTTGTAACTGTGGATAATTGTCATATCCTTAATCATAACCGGAAGGGGTAATTCCTCAACCCGTTTATAAAAATTACTATATCCCCTCTGATTCTTTCTCTAATCAGAAAATCGCACTTTTATTGAACTTTTTCTCCAGTATCCAAAATGCGGGTAATGGATATTACCTCTCTCTTGACATTTCTCACCATCGTGTGTTAACCCTTGCTTACTTCTGAGAATCTCTGAGATTATCGGCGAGGTTTCGCGAAACGTCGGTTGAAGATTAGGAAGGGCTAGATGATACAAAAAGACTCTGTAGAGAAAATTAATGCGCTCCCCCAAGCAGACAGAAGACGATTCCTTCGAGCACTGCGCTATTCACTTCATGGAGATGGCGATGAACCACCGAAGTTAATGAGTCCAGCCGCAATAGAGGAAGAGACAAGTATTTCCGTAGAGCATCAGTATAGGTATGGCATTGTGATCGATAAGCGGACAGCCGTTCAATTTCTTGCCCAGCATAACTATATAGTCTCTGAACCTGCCTATAGAAAACAAACAACCGCGGAAAAGTATAAAAAGATATTTGACAGCCCAAACGCTAACTTTGCTGGTAACAAACTCGTCTTTACATTCTTGGAGGTGCTGTATATTGAGGGTATAATTATTCTTCCTGATCTACCAGAAGAATGCCAATAGAGTTTTTAACCATGGACATAAGACCATATTTCACGATCAAACGAGCAGTTAAAGTCGATCAGCGGAGACAGTTCGCGGGGCGCTCTGATGTAATCAGAAAATCGTTGGATGCCCTTGCTGTCGAAGAGTCTCCATTAATTCTTTATGGGGAACGTGGAGTCGGGAAGACATCTCTAGGGTGGCAGTTGCTGGCGATTTTGAGCGGGAATGATGCTATTCTGAAGGAAAGAAGGATTAACACCATTCACCCAATAGAAAAGCGTAAATGTCTGTGGCTTACCTGCGCTAATTTCATGAACAATATACCTTCGGTTATCTTCTCTCTATTACGCGAAACCGATCCTGACTACTCGTTTCAAAAGCAGTTCCCAAGTGTTTTCTCTGACAATAGCTTTCTAAGACGTATAGCACAAAACTACAAGCTGGATTTGGGAATATTTTCGGCTACGTTCGATGTTGGAAGACCAGTCCCATCAGCTCGAAAAGTTAGCGAAGACATGGAAGGGAGTAATTTGAAGTACTTTCATCTCCTTAAAGAAATGCTCATAGAAATAAGAGTGAAGTACCCTGATGAAAAGCTGCTGATTTTTTTGGATGAGTTTGACCAAGTAGAGGATCGAACGCCAATAGGCGTACTTTTGAAAATAGTAAACGATGCACAATTCGTTATTATTGGAATTTCCGACACGCTTGATAAACTTATTGGGGATCACCCATCCATACGGCGGAAATTCACAAATGCCTTCATAGAAGTGCCTCTCCTTGCTCAAGACGAATCGAATTGGTTTTATGAAGAAGTTGCTGCTTCATCAAGGAACAAAATTTCTTTTGACAACGGCTTCAAACGTGTAGCCTATACCCAATCTAGTGGATTCCCTTGGCTAATTCAGCAGTTTGGATTTTATAGCTGTCAAACAACACTTGAGAAAAACGTGGGTGTACCTATCCAGAATCTGCGTAACGGGGTGGCTGAATTTAACCAGATGCTTCCGGAACTAGTGCAAAAAGAGTTAGGAAACGAAGATTTCGATTTGGGAAAGCTAACCAAAACACAGAGACTTATTTTAAAAGTACTTACCAAAAGGCCCTACACAAGAATTAATGAAGACCAGCTAATCTCGTTGCTTCCGAGAGAATATAGGGCTCATTTTGATCGGGCAGTCCCAAAGCTGGAAGAGATTGGCATCCTCTCGAAAAGTCAGATGGGCGTGCGATTCTCCGACCCAATTCAAAAGATTCTGGCAACAATTGCCAATGACCAAGGGAAGTTCGAAGTTTAACAAATTGTCCGTTTATCCTTTTCTATGTTAGAGACGATTGAGTACCTTCCATTGCTTCGAGTTGTAAACACAAATCGAGTATACAAGCCTTACAGGGGTTTCTTGTTGATAGGCACTCAAATGTGTAACTATAAGAGCAAAGCTTAGGCAGTCAATCCGAACAGCGTCTTTGTGCGGTCAATTAGAGGATAAAAGATCAACTGGTCGGGTGCGGAAGATCACTATTATTTCGATATGCCTGCCATATACTCATCAATCCAGTCGTGTCGCACTCTTCGTCCTACTCCGCGATCCTCGAACCTGATCTTGCCTTCTCTCATCAGTTCGTAGACCTTCCCTCGACCAACTGAAAGCAGCGCCGCTACCTGATTGACCGAGTGCCACACCTGACAGTTCGGCGGGCAGTTAGGAATCGCGTAAGATCGCTTACGTTTTTCGCTTCTTGCATCCAATACTGCGATATATAAACGCAGACCAACCAGCCAGGCAATAGAGTAATAGCCATCACCTGAAAGTTTTGTGTTAAACCGACTGAAATCGTGTCAAATAGACTAGATTCAGCAGGCGCTGATTAGCACAATTCCTAGATTTTCTCTAGGGGCACTCGTCACCCCGGCCCTGACAAAACAGAAGACAGCAGTCATAATCAGCCCTGCATTGATCCATACAAACTGGATCGCCATTACAGTTACTCATACAAGCATTGGCAGCGTTGGCGCAAAATGTGTTGCAGCCAAACTCTTGAGCGTTAGCAGTATTGGTAGTAAAACTGAAGTTACTTGCAATCAGAAACAATGTTGTCAATGCTAGCACCAAAAACAGATTCCTTTTCCTCATAGAGTAGCTCCTTTACAAATTGTTTATGTGATTTATATTACACAGACATAGCGGTCAGTTCAATAAGTAATCAATCATTCTCTCTTACACTTTTCATCCACCCTTCCAGATCTTTCGCCTTCACTCTCGCGTGCTTGTTTGGATACCATACCGACAATCTGCCTGCCGCAACTGCCTTGCGTACAGTAGACAATGACACGCCCGCAATCTTCGCCACCTCAGGCAACGTGTAGCTTCCCTTTTTCGCCTTAACAGCGTCCATCTTGAAAAATGAAACGTGCAAATGCGCGTGCTGCATCAGCATGAGGCAAGAAATAGGAGAGCCATCGTGTCTCCGCAGCCGACTTACGCAATGAGATCAGACTGTGGAAACAGATGGCCCTCGCTTTGGCGTTGGCACATCTCGGAACGACCATCACTTTCTTGGTGTATTCACTTTCCAAGTAAGTATGATCTGCCGGGGAGAACCTGCTGCGGGCGGGGATAGTCGTCCGCAGCAGTAACGCCAAGTTTAGTAATTTAAATACCATATTCTTATCCCTGCTTCCAGTCAGCGGCAATTATTGCCGGTCAGTTCTTAAACCCCATCTGCCCTTCGTTCACTTTCAACTTCTTGGCCATCGCTCGCAGTCGCTGCAAAGTTACATCATAGGTTCTGCCAAGACAGAAGACTGCAACTATAAGCTCACGAAGATGGGCGATTGAAAACCCTTCAGTCTCTTCGATCCATGTAAGCATCTCGATCTCGGTCAATTCGCCTTCAAATATCCTGGCCTGCAAATAGACCTTTCGAGCTTCGGCGCTCGGCATTCCTATCTTGATGATTTCATCGAACCGCGATGGGCGATTGACCAGGCGCGAGGGCAATAACTCCGGGTAATTTGTCGTCGCTACGTGGCAGACGTTATCAACCTGATTCTCTCCGTCAAGCAGCGCCAGCACTTCATGCTCGCCGTGTCGGGCTATAACCTCATCAATATCTTCAAGTACACATATCAGCGGTCGATCAGGCTCCACCCTGCGGATGAGTTCGAGAGCGCGCCTTGCAAGGTCAGGGCTATCGACCACTACAACTATCCCGCCTCGCTCCACCAGATCGTCCATAAGCAATGCTATCGTGATGGTCTTTCCCGATCCGGGCGGCCCCCACAACAGTACGCCGCGCTTGAATAGCTGTCCGCGCTTTTTGAACCTGTCCCTCTGCTCCCAGAATGTCTGAATCGATTGCAGTACAGCATCAGATGCCGTATCAGGCAGGCGCACGATGTCATCGTTTTTAAGATTGCGCCGCTGAAGCAGAATGCCGTAGCGGTCGTCGTATTCTGGTCTGTAGACTCCCGACTCAAGAAGAGGAACACTCGCGCCCATTCCAGCAAACCTTCCATCTGGGAGCACAAGCCACTGAACAGTACCGCCAATAAGATGGGGCGGCATCTGCGGACTGCACCGAGGCGACGAAGATGCAGGCACTTCAGCCGTCTTATTAGCACCCTCCGCTGCTACCTTTTCGAGAAACTCATCTAACTGCGTTTCACTCGTTGACATTTGTTCTCCATTAGTCAGCGGCAATTATTGCCGGTTGGTTATTTGGACACAGCTTTAGGCTGCTCTTCCGCATCGCTCGTTTCGAGCCGACCATCGAAGCTTTGTATGTCGCCGTTGAAATCCCGCTTGAGTTGATGAAGAAACCCAGAAAGCGTGTCTTGGAATTTCCTCGCTCCTGCTACGTTGTCTTCATCAACTATGAAAGAGATTGTTATAAGGATTCGTTTCTTCATCGTCTAGGCTCCAGCACAGGCTCATCACCGGGATGCCTGCTGATTACAATCACGAGCCGCGTGCCTTCCTGCATCCACCGCTCGGCTGTAATCTTCATGTGGTCAGGCACAGCCCTCTCCCCATGCTCTTCATGGAATTTCGGCCAGTCCGCATGGCCGTCTTCATCAAGCGGCATATCCACATCTATCAAGGCTATGCCGTCATTCACATCAGCGACGATGCCCTGATAGGTCTTTTCGTTTTGCTGCATCGTCAATTCGACATCTGCGCCTGGTTGATGCACGATGGTCTTTACTTCGTTGGTGATACTGAATTGCGGAGGAAACTTCTCTATTATCTCAGCAACCTCACGCATCGACGCTGCTATCTCCTGCGGTGTTCCTGTCTTCTTCGCATTAACCACTGTCTACTCCTTTATGGGCCGAGTAGTAGGCTTGTTGCCGTCTCCCCGGCCCGGCCCCGCCAGTTAGCTGTATGCCAGTTTCATCAGCGCACGTTGCGCGCCCGGAGATAGTTTTGCTGGAAGATGATCGAGTAGTTCTTGCAGATCCTCAGCGTCCGTTCTGAGTCGTCTCATTTGATGTTCGATCATCTCTCTTGCGGTTGGCTCTGATGTGAAGGCCGCTGCCGTTCTCATCATCATGCCATCTGTCTCTGGCTGCGAATGCCTGCCTTCAGCTTTCAGTCCCTGCGTATTGCCCATTCCATCTCGCTCCACTATTTCACCCCCTTTCATACCTTTGCTGCGCCAGTGACGAACTCTGGCTTCGTCGAGTAACTCTTTCCTGCCAGCACGAAATACTCCGAGCGGCTCACCTCGTGCGTGCCGTTTGTCGCAGGACACCGCTCGCGCATCTCGCTGATCGAGGCGAGGAAACACCGGCAGTGCTTACAGGACACGCCGCCAATATCGAAGAGTGATTGCTGCTGCATTCCTACACCTTCGCCTTTCTGCTTCTTGCTTTCTCCTCTGTAGTCGTTCGAACCTTATCTTTACGTGACTGTTTCCTCAGTGAGTTAAGCACAGCAGCAACAGGCCCACGCTCGAAATTCACCATCTCATCAAGCTGTGCTGTCTGCTCTGCGTATTTTCCTGTGAGGCTGGCTTTGATACTCACCCTTCGACTGCCCTTGCTCTCTGGCTCGACTATGATCGTCATAATCAGACGGCTGCGCTTCCATTCCTCCCTGAGCCAGTTGCGAGGGTTGGTTGCAGGGTCAACTGCATCCGTATCGGCAATAATTGCCGATTGCTGTCGAACCGAATCATCAATCGCCGCCTGAAGAGTGGAGTAAAACAGCGATTCTGTATCGTTCTCCCATCCGCCGGGATACTCGATTAAAAGATGGTCGCCGACTCGCAAACGAGAGATTTCATCGTTGCTGCTTGTCGAATCTAAGGAGGGTATTGCCGATTTCTGAATCTCATTTGAGATGGAATTTTCAGCAATTGGCGCGAACGTGAATAGACCATCGACGATGATGTACTCCTCGCGGTTATACCTCACTCGCACACCAATGCAGGACAGCGGCCCTTCTGCTGGGTCATGATCGTCGTATGCTTCATCGTATGTTCGAGTCAGCCCGCCATACTCGGCAGCAGGAACGACTTTCCAGGCAGACCTGGACAAGCATTTTTCGCCCTCCCAGCAAGCTCCATCTCCGATGTAGAACTCACCTTCATACTCGAAGGGCCTTGCACACTTGCCCGCCGACAACAGCATCGTCGATCCGGCGAGGTCGATCAGACCGCCCTTGGCGATCATCTCTTCACTTACGTAAACAGTTTCATCCGTGCGAGGCGCAAAGCCGCTTTCGGCAATAATTTTCGATTCCTCTTCAGCGTGCTCGATGCTCTCTTCGATCACTCCTGGCTCTTCGAGTATGCTTGCCTGTGCCCATCGCTTCTGTGTGTGCTTCGTTACAGTCTGCCGGGTCTCTTCGACAGTAACCTGTTCTCCTGCCTTTGCTCGCTCAATCACCTCTTCACGCGCAGCTCTCGGAGTCGAAGGCTGCGCCAGCACTCGCACAACTGTGAGCGAGAGGTTTTCAGGCAGTTCCCTGTCTCCGAACTCATCAGCCATACTCACAAAGTCGCGGGCTGTGCGCTCGCTCATCTCAAACTCAGCCTTGAGCCATTCAGTGTATCGACCGTGGAGGCGTCGTTTCACATCTCGCAGGTGCAGGCCGATCTCTATTGCATTCTCGACTGTGAGGCGATAGAGCCGCTTGATCTCACTTGCGGCATACTGCACAACTTCGGCAGTCTTTTCGTCGAGAGTCGAGTAGTCGAATAGCGACGGCTGAAGGGTGAGAGATACGACTGTCTCAACTGTGTCAGTCACGGCAGTCGTAGATGCATTCTGCGTAACTGGAATCGACTCTGGCGCACTCTCTTCGAGCTTCTCAATCTGCGCTTTCGCCCACTTCCTCATAAGGTTCTTTGCTTCTGCTGCTTTCTTGCTATCGCTTCGATTTCGCTCGCAGTGACCATCTACACGTTCGAGCCGGGAGCGTAGCGCCGCTTCCCGCGTCTCGTAGACATCAACCGCGCTCAGTGGTTCGCTGCTGCCAAAGCACCCCGCTCCAGTTCCCTTCACTCCTACCGACATCGACACCATCCAGCCCACTGGCGACTCAAGCAACGCGATTTTGATCTCTGCTCCTGTTCTATGCCGGTATTCAACTGGCTCGATTCCTTCGCAACCCACGTATACGCCGTTCTCGTTTGGTGCCAGTCCAAAGCGTCGGTTGTACTCATCGCGCAGTCGGGCGAAGTGCTGGCGCTGCTCGTATGCCATCTTCGACAGGTCACAACCTCTCGCTTCTTCCAACTCGATCAGGCTCAGATCGCGATAGCTCCTGTTATGCAGACCGCCGGGCACTCTCTTCGAGCCATCCCATCTGCCGCCTGTCGATTTCATCAGTGGTGATTTGGTTTCAGATTCAAGCTTTCTCAACCTGCGTTCGGCTGCCTGCCTCACAATTTTCTGCACGCCGGGCAAGGCCATCACAGCCCGCAATTGCTCTGCGTCGAACTCACGCACTTTTTCCAATCGATCCTGTGCATCGACCGTTTCTACAAATTCAATGCCTTTCCAGCCATCCGGTGGAGACTCGCGGAATGGATTTGTGACTGGCGTTTGAGGTTCGACTTTCGCAGGTTCAGGCTCAGGCTCTTTAGCTGCAAACAACTCTCGAATCTTTACGATAAGCGCCGAGCCTTCGAGTGTAGGCTTGACCTTATGCCCAGCCATTTTCTGCCAGTAGAGGGCTATCTTCGGAGTTGTGAAAATCTGAATAATCCCGTGCCGGGAGTCTACGCGACCACGCGGGCCTATCCAGTTCGATAGATGCGATCTGATTTCCTTCTCGTCTGGATTTGTGGCTATAAAATCTCGCCAGCCCGATTCTTCAGAACTGTTTCTGCAAAGCAGATCGAGCAAAGCCAGATCGAATTTCGAATCAAGTCTCGACTGAGGAACCTTGCAGGACGAGCCGATTATGTTATTATCCAGCGCCCATTCGAGGCTCAACGCAGCATAGGCAGCCTGCTTAATAGACTCGAAGCCGAAGCCGTTGCCACACTTCTGTCCAGTCTGGTGATTAACACCTCGCCATTCGCCGTCCTCAGCCTGACCAAATTCCCAGCCTCTCGCTTCAAGCTCCGCGATCTGCTGTAGCGTAATCTGGGTTACTTCTTTGATTTCTGCTGCGCTCACTTGTCACCTCCTTGGTTTCTGACTTCCCAGCACAAACAAACTCTCATTCGGTCGCCGTCAGTCATAAACCCGCTGCCTCCGCAGTACTCACACTCCGGGTCTGTCGTCGATACCCAACCGATCAGATAAGGCATGCCGTTTTGCGAACCTGTTGCTTTCGAGTCGAGCCACGCCTGTACCTCGTCGTCTTCGCTGCCATCGCGGATCGCTCGTGTATAGCCCGCCGGATTGTGAATCCGCTTCTGACTGGCGAGATAATCAGCGAAGGCCCGCAGAGTTTTCCTGTCGAATCTGCTTCCGCGCACACGCGGCGAAGCCGCCTCTGTGTGTGTGACGGTTCCTGACGGTGTATTACATGACGGTTCTTCCTTATATGGCTCACCGTCAGGATTACCCTTTTTCCGCCTAAAGGGTAATTTTGGCGATTCGTCAGGATTACCCTTTTTTGAAATAAAGGGTGTTTCTGGATTACCTTTTCCATTACCCTTTTCGTGGCTATTACTCTCGATAAAAGGTGTTTCTGGATTACCTTTTATTTTCGCCGGGTTGCTCTTTGGAACGGATGAAAAGTTCTCCGGGTGTAGCCTGTAGATGTTGTAGTTTCCGCGTCCTGTCGCCTGCTCGATTATCTCAAGAACTCCATCCGCGATCAGGCTCTGGATGATCTTCAGAGCGCCGCCTTCCGAGATTCGGGCTTTGACAGCCACCTGTCGGTGATAAGGCCAGCACTCGCCCTTATCATTCGCCCAATCTGCAAGAGCCAAAAGCACTAGAAGTTTCTCCGCTCTATATGGAGCCTGCTCCCAAACCTTGGTCATCAGCTTGATGCTCAATTCGTAATCCGCCTTACAAATCTGATCGCGCCGCTCCTGCTACGGCTCCCTCTTCGTTGCCCTTTTTCATCTCGCTCGAACTCTTCCCACCTGCATTCAAAACATCCCCACTCCCAGATAAAAAAAGCCACATCCTTGTCATCAGTCTCTATCCTCCGCTTGCACCGAGGACAGTAGACTGGATGTCTCTCACTCACCTGCGCCTCTTCTCTTCCTTGATATGATCGGGCAGGACTGCCGCGCTCCACTCTCTGCTCATCACCATCGGCCTGCTGTCGAATCTCCTTTGCAGTAGGTAGCCAAGCGCGAAGACAGCAACCGTTGCGAGTATGAATTTCATGCTTTCTCCAATCTGAAGAGTGAAGTGAGAAGTGTGAAATTTCTCCCTTCACTCTTCACTCTTTGATTCAGAACGGCACATCCTCTGCCGTGATCTCTGCTCTTGCTTCTGCCTCAAACACGCTCGCCCATCTCCGCTTCAACTCTTCGATCACCATACTCGCTTTCGCTTCACTCAATCCGTGCCTGCTCTTTACTCCTGCAAACTGCTTGAGAAAGACTTGCCCGTCGGCTGTGCTCGTCCACACATCCGCCTTTATCAGCGCCTCGGTCATCTCTCCTATCCGAGTGAACTGTTCCTGCTTGATCGAATTCGGCTCTTCCGATTCACTGCTCATAGTGGGTGGCAGGGCAATTACATCCCCATCTTTTGTGATGTCGATTACTCCTATCTCGTCCACTCCGTTGTGATCTATATCTTCTCCGTCCACTACTACTGGCAGCAGCGCCTTTCGCTCCATCGATACAAGCTGATTTGTCACGAAGTGCTGCGCCAGTTCTATGTGAATCAGATTCTTGGTCGCTCTCACTCGTCTACCATCTCGCGGCACGCTGATCTCTCGCGGCCTTCTACTGAGCAGAAACGGTACTCCCCGAAGCGTGCCGTTTAGTGTTTCTATCGCTTGCAGACATCCTTGAATGTTTATGATGTCGTGCTCTGAAGTTGTAAGCAGTGTTACTATCGCCAGCCGCTCAAGTTTCGGTATGAGCACATGGAGCCGACCGACAGATTTGCACCCGCCTGGACAGGGCTTAGGCTCTCGGCTGTAGTTCCCTTTTTCATCTCGCGACACTACACAATCGACTCCATCGCATCGGTGCATAAGTCCGCCTGCTACCCAGTGTTCGCGCCACGCCTCGAAGTTCTGATCTGTCCGTTCGTAGGCAAGCGTCACTGTGATCTCTCGTGGCTCAGTGCCTATTCGTTCGCGGAACAACTCAGCCACTTCTCTGTCCTGAGTCGTGAAACGAAAGTAGTCCAGGTCTTTGCCCGGAGCGTTGCCGTTGCCCTTTGCAGCGCCTTTCCTCAACTCCCCGATGCGAGGAAGCGCGCCCCCTCTGTCGGTCAAGCCTCTTATTGACATGTATGTTCCTCCTGCTTATCTACACCTGCGCGAAGCCGGTTTATGGGTTCATCTTCGATAGGTTCGCACACACTCCGCGCAGGTGATCTCCATTACACTGTCGATTTAACAAATTCACTCAGCAAAACGCCGAGCATCAGAATCAGTAGCCAGAATGGTAGACCGAGGCCGACATAAATAGCCCCGGCAGGAAGTCGTTGTATTTTCATTAGCGTCCTATCTATCCTGCTCACACAGCCGCCAGACATTAACTTGACTCGCATCCGTGAGGTCGATTGTGTGAGCAGGAATATCAACTGCTTCGGTGTCCTTTGTCCTTCGTCCCTTAACTCAGAGCCGAAATCAGAAGGCTGATCAGTTTCGCCACAACAAAGGCCATAACACTGGCGGTCGCTTCGATTACCGGAGCGCGATTAGAAGCGTGGCTCTTCTTGAAAGCTTTCAATGCCTTCATCGCGTACTTCCTCTCCGCTGTCAGCTTGTCGATGTATTGATGCGCGAGCCAGATCGCTCCCTCGTCGAGAGACTTAACAGGCTGTTCTTTCTCCGTCCCAAGTATTCGAGCAATGAACACGCTCCTGCCGAAGACAGTTCCAAGCTTGTGGCAGTCGAGATAGACATCGACCCTTCCCGCGCTCATAGTCAACAGCTTCAATCCTGTAATCATCATTCCCTCCTTAGATTTCAATTCCGCCGACCTGCCCATTCGACCTGGGCTGCGGCTTGATGAGTATCGCGTTCTCTTCGTTGTAGCGATCAGTCGCCTTTTCTACTGAACCCGACTTGTAGCGATAGCGCGCCTTGCTGCCCTCGCCAATTGCTTCAGCAAATCCGGCGCGTCTAAGGTGATCGAGCGTGAGCAAAAGGTGCGACTTCTTGATTCCCGCACCTTTGAACACCATCTCTTCAAGCATCGCTTCGACGCTAAAGAGCGTGTTGGGCTTCGACCTCATCTCACCGATGATCCTGATAGAGTCGATCAGGCGGCTTGCCTGTCTGGATGTGATTTCATCCGGCTCTGCGTCAAAGAGCGCATAGGAAATGTGCGCCGGGTTGAGCCGATGCGAATGCGCGACCTTGCGCGCCGCTGTAGCCTGACCGGGCGAGATAACTGATTGCGAAATCTCCGTGACCATAATTACCTTTCCTGAGAATCACTGCGCTCCCTGTCGTCTCTGGTCTCTGTTCAAGCAGCCAATCTCTGTTTGATGTGAGAGCGACAGGAGAGCGCGGTATTGATCGCTCCTGACCGCCGGTTCGTTGTTGTTTCGTGCCAGATGTATGCAATGCACAACAGCCAGGAGCGAACGATTTAGCCCGTACCCGCAGCAGGAACCCCTCTCAAGAAATCTGCGGAGGCGGGCGAGATGATGACCGAATGCGAGGAGACCATCCTGTTTTGCTTTCGATGTCTTGCATCGCATCTCTCCTGTTCGCATTCGGTCAAACTGGCGACCGCTGAGGTCGTGACTCAAAGATCGAAAATAGCGAGGGCCAGAGTCGAACTGGCCATGCAGAGGCTTATGAGACCTCTTAGCCCACCGGGGCTTGTCCCCGCAGCAAGTTGTCAAAAAAATCGGGCGGCCTATCCCAACCGCCCGGCGAGGGTGTCCTACCCAGGAATCAGAATCTCTTTGATCGACCTGCCATTGCAGATCGCGCAGTAGCAGGCTTCGCCATCCGTGCGAGGCTCGCCGCTGATCGTCTGCGTTGTCTCAGTGTCGGTCTCAGAATGCGTAGCCTTACCCGACGCTCGACTTGTCGCTCGAAAGATCGCGTTAAGCGCGTCTTCGGCGAGATCGCCGTCCCGATGGTGACGAATCGACTTGTCGGCCAGTTCGCACACCGCGAGTAAATCAGGAGCAGCGCAGATCAGGTTCTTTACTTGTCGCTCCATCTCCGGCCCCCAGTGGCTGAAGACCTGAGCGATGGGCGTATTCGTGCCAACAGGATAGATCAGAGTGCGGCCTTTGACTGTGCGAGATTCGAGTTTTAGAACTTCGCTCATTACCTGCCTCCTTCCTGTGTCGCAATGTTGAGAAGAAGTGTTGGATTGTTGACGATTTGAGCAGATATGTTCTGCGTAGCTTCCATTACACTGAGTCCGAGATCGATTGCGCGGAACATGCAATCCCTCTCACTGCTATAGCGATGCTGTGTTTTTTGATCGGAGAGCCTGGACTTGAGATCGTCAGGCAACGTAATCACCGCATTATCGACTCGCGTCCGGCTCTCCCTTTTACGGGATTCATTCATGGTGGCAAGACTTCCTTTCTCGATGTTTGGCAAGACTTCATCGGGCCTCACTGTCTGCGGCGCGGAAGCGAAGTCTTGCCAGAATCTCATCCACGCCGCCCCTTCCGGCACATGGCCGGGAGCTTGTTCAACCTGTTTTCTCAAGAGAGCGAAGCAGCAGTCGGTTGCGTTCTATTGCAGCTTCCGTTGCGGCTTCTACCGCTCTGTCACGAATTGCTGTGACTTCGCTTTCGATAAACCTGATGTGATCTTTGAGTGGCGGCGCGCCTTTAGGCAGTCCATCGTTGAGGTTTATGTAAGTAAGGCCCATCTTCGCGGCCTTCGCAGGTGTCGCTGCCCGCTCGCGGAATGTACTCTCTCTGAGAGAAAGAATCGTTGCTGCCTGCTTACAGGTAATAAGCTTCATCTCAAATCGCCTCCTGCCATTGCCAGAACTCTTTGTACTCAGGCTCGCGCCCTTCGTGTGAGCACTCTTCGCGGTAGTCCCAATAATCATCTTCCTCTCGCAGCCGCACGGCCCTCGTTGACCCAGGGGCGGGCCGCGCGGCGGTTGCAGGATGTGGAGATTGATGGGAGTTCATGCTGCCTCTCTGATAATTTCGCTCAACGGAATCTCAAGAGCGTTGGCGATAGACTGAAGAGTGCTGAGTTTTGGCTCTTCAATTTTGCCGTTTTTCAACTGATTAAGATGGGCGCGACTAAGGCCGGTCTTGGCGGCCAAATCCTCGCAGCTCATCCTCTTTTCAGCCATTTTCGCTCGGATTATTTCGTCTCTGTACATTGTTAATTTCATCAAACGATTTGTACGTTATATCAGAAAGATTCATGTGTCAAGCAAAATGTTAGATCAAGCAGACAAAATTTCCGACAGATTTAATGTTAGCTGTGGTAAACATTTTGTCGTGTTGGATAGAAAGAAGGCACTCTCAGAGTACGTTCAAAGAGTCAGGCGGGAGAAGCGGTTGAGCTTTCGAGACATCGCCTCTCGCTCCGGCGGCAAAATCAGCGTAGCTACGGCAAATGAAATTGCCAATAACAAGCACGGCAATGTAACAACACCAACCCTGTTGGCGTTAGCCAAGGGGTTGGGGGTTCCGGAGCAGGAAATCATCGACATTGCACTGGGCAATCCTGCAAGGGATGATAACGACTGGCGAGAATCCACCTTATACGAGCTTTATAAGCGCACTAAAACCGCAGATAAGTCGAAGAAGAAACTGGTCGATGAAGTGATAGAGATGTTGCTAGACCGCCTTGAGAAGGATAGAGCAGGTTAGGAGCCGCCGCTTGAGCGACGACCCCTTCTCTTGGCACCGCAGCTAGAGCGTTAGTATCCAAAATATAGTTACAGCGACAGCAGTAGTAACGCCATAGAGTAGGTTCAAAGAAGAATTAGCCGGACTTGAGGCACTGTCCTTGCTAATTGTTATCTTTTTGCTATTGTCGGTGTGTCTTCTGACACAATTCATGCCCGGCTGACACTCGCCGGGATCACAGGTGCAACCTGGGGAACCGCACTCACACCATTGGCCTGTGCCTGTATGCCCGGCAAATGCAGGCGCAGGGGTGAAAAGCAGAGGCCCGCTTATGAACATCAACAGGACACCAGAAACAAGCACCAATCGCTTAATCATCGTAACCTCCCTTGCTGAGATGTTAGGGTTAAAAGGGAGCCTCGCCGAGAAAGGAATTCAAGCTTTTCTGACAAGGCAGTTCGACACGGGTGTAATTAAAAGTGGGACTCGCTAATCAGAAATTATACTGGGCTAAGAGATTAACCAGATCGAAAGCCTCAAAGCCAATATCGCAAAGTGGCTG